CACACCACTAGACCCTACTAAATCAGGTTCCCATGCTGTCAAATTAGTAATAAATTTTTCAGCAACACTAGGATACTGTTTAATTTTTTTTATTAAATCATCCGATAATGTATCGAATGTAATTTTAATATCCATTAATTTTTAGAGCAGATAATCATATCAATATATCTTGGAGTCCAAGACACCCCACTTGTAGTTGAGTTAGAACCAGCTGGCGTACCAGCAGATGATGCTTGAATATTTGCATAACCAACACCTGTGGCGGAAGCATTTACGTTAAACCAAGCGTTAGTAGCGTTTGGTCCGCCTTGTGTTAATGTATTTCTTGTTTCAATACTATGTTGATGCCCTGCATCTGAGTGAGTATGCGCAGCTAAAGCACTGCCAGTAAATGTATGAGTATGAGCTACCATTGTGGTGCTGTTTACACTTGGATCATCGGAACCACCAACACCATTACCAGCAGTATTAACAACTCTAAGCATACGATTATTAGCATTATCAGTAATATCTTGCGTCCATCCTGTAGGAGCTGCTGCTTGTGCAAAAGGCATGCGAGTACCAGATGCAAAATAAAAGTTTGTTAATCCATGCAAGGCATTTATTTCTGCCTCTGTTGCTGTGATAGCGGTTGCAAAACCATTTCCAGCAGCACCAGGAAACTGTGCCTTTAATACTGACTTAATTAAACGTAAGTGGTCATCACCTTGATTGACTGGATCAGAGCTTGTTGGGTTTGATGTAATAAAACTTGATATAGTTGAGCCTGTTTCTAAACCCATAATAATTACCCTGGGAAAGTAGTTAAAGAAGTACCTGACCAAGTAGACTTGGAATCATTGTTTGTTATTTCACTTAATGCTTGATTAAATCTAGCGTCCCACATATTAGCTGAGTTTGCATCTTTAACAAAACTGTTAATCTCAACTAATAATCCAAAAATATAAGTATCTGGATTAGACTCTGATAACCAATTTGTAGTAACGCTGGAAGATAGTGGTGGCAATGTTTGAAAATAATCAATCTCTAATGAATGAGTATCATCATAAAAAGGTTGTACATGAATATCGCCTGAAATAACTGTATAGCATGGAAATTGTGTTTCACCATTGTTAATAATATTTGCCATCTGTTCTGGATTGACTTGCAACAAAGTTACTCTACTTTTTGAGTTATTATTATCAATAACCTTAATAGAGCGCATAACAGAATAGTTGATTGGCAATGAATAATATTCAGTTGTACTGTTCATTGGTGTTGTAGCTCTGCATGACATATCAAGCGTCATAAGAAGTCTATTAATGCGAGCCTCAGTAACACGCATAAATAGATCAATGCGAGATGTTACCTCTGTATCTTGCCTATCAGCATAACCAAGCGTTAAACTTACAATATCTGCATAATTCATTTTTTAATTCCAAGTTGCAGTTGGTGGTGTTTGTTTTGTCCATACTGATGAAGCATTATCGTCCTGACACGTCCATACATCAACAAAATCCTCTCCTATCTCCCAGTTACCAATAAATATCTTTCTTCTTGATGTAAAGCCTACATAATTATATTCACCGTTAATGGCATATACTTTATAAGTTTTAAGCAAACTTGCATTATTGCCTGTGCAACTATAAACACCATTTAATGCAGTTAATGTTTGAGAAAATACAGCGTTATTACCTGTATAAGCATAAGTTCCATGTAATGCACTTAAACTTCTATTAACCAGTAAATCTGATGTTAATCCTATATAGGTATAAGATTTATTTTGTGTTACTAAATCAAGTCCAGCAAAAGGCAATTCTGAAAAAGCAATCGTCCTATTTACTGCGCTTGATGCTGTTAAGTTTCTATTAACAAGTAAACTGCTTTCCGATCCTGTGTAATTATAAACACCATTTAATGCAGTTATGCTTCTATTATTAAGAATATTAGCGTCTAATCCTGCGTATAAATAATTTCCATACGATGTTGTATCATGCTCAAAATCAGCAAATGAAGATTGTGCAAAAGCGGTTAGCCCAAACATTAGTCTTTAAACATCATACCAAGACCACCAGCAACGCCACTAGCAAGCAATAATAATTGATCTATAGGCTTACCCATAAAAATAAGAACTGCACCCACAATAGCTGTACCTACCCAAATAAGACCACGTTTAGTGGAGGCTTCTGACCAGTCAAATTTCATTCCACAACCTCTTCTTTAGGTAACGCCTCAACTTGAGGTACAGCTTGTGCTTTTATTTTATCTACAAGTTCTGCAACTTGCACATAAGGAGCTTGTCCCAATGCTTGTAGGATTAAGTTTATTTCTTGTACTGATAATTCTAGGTTAATCATTAGGCTACCCAAGGTAAAGGTGGAGTGACAATAGTCGGGTTTATTTGTGCTTCAATTTGGCTTGCTACGTTAGTTTCGTAAGACGCTACTTGTTCTTCGCCCAATGACGCTTGAGTCCAAGCAATGACTTCTTCCAAAGTTAAATCTTCATAAGGTGTGTAGTTAGGCTTATCAGGATCAACTTCAAAAGATGCTGTGCCGTACACTGATCCTGTATAAGTCCCGTCAGTTGCTGTGAGTGTCCAGTGAGCCGTCACAACATAATCAAGCATACCGTTGACATCAGGTTTGCAATTTAAAGCTACGATGTTCCAAGTGTTTGTTACTGACATATTATTTTCCTAGTAAAGAGTTAATTTGTTCTTGTTGCGTGTCGATGATGGCTTTGATAGCTATCCAGTCATTGATGTTGCTGCTACACTAACTGTATATGTTCCTGAACCCATTGCAAGCCTATATGCGCTTGAAGATTGGGTATAAGTTCGGGCAGCGGGAGAACCCGAAACACTAAACGAGCTTACAACTTGTATAGTTCCAGTACCTAAACCGCAAAGAATTAAATCCATAAATCTATTTGTCCCATCCGAACCAAAAACAACGCAAAATGAGGCATATAGTCCTGAAGTAAGAATTACAACTGCACTGGTTGAAACGCTTGTAGATTGTTGTTGCTTTGTTACTATAGACCCTCCAGTTGCTGCTAATACGTTGTATGTTGTACCAGTCGTTGCTCCAGCATAAATACTCAATTTTGAAGACGTAATTGGTGAACTCGTCCCAATCCCAACGTTACCTGAAGCATCTATTCTCATGCGTTCTGTGTTGTTTGTGTATAATGCCAATGGATGATTTGTATTTGTACCTATAACAGACGTGTTACTTCCTGTATTGTATATAAGAGTATTTACTGTGCCGTCATATACCTGAATACCATTATTAGTCCCAGAAACAACATTCAACCTACATGCAGGGCTACTCGTGCCAATCCCCACGTTGCCTGTGGAGGTGATGTTTAGTAAAGGAGCACCTGTTGCTGCTGAAATTTGAACGCCCGGAGTTGCCGTTGCATCAGTAGCACCAAAATAAACCGAACCACCAGCAGCAGAATATCTAGCACCAACCGCAAAGGGTTCACTGCTTGCAGCAAAAAATGAACGTCCACCAGTAACATGCAGTTTCCCAGCAGGACTACTCGTCCCAATCCCCACATTGCCGGAAGCATCTTTATATATCTGATTTGTACCTATGGCGATTACGTCTGTACCGCCTGTGAGCGTTCCTGCATAAGTTGGGTTTGCTAATGTCGGACTTGTTGCAAAAACAGCAGCCCCAGAGCCAGTTTCATCAGTTAAAGCCGTTGCTAATTGTAAAGAAGTAAAAGACCCTAAAGATGTTGCATTTCCTGTAGAAGTTACAGCACCTGTAAGATTAGCATTAGTAGTTACATTACCAGCAGTTAAGCCAGAAGCAGTACCTGTAATATTAGTTCCAACAAATGCAGCAGGAGTCCCTAAACCTATAGCATTACCAGAAGCATCAAGCCAAACCCCTTTCTCAGCAGGATAAGTGACAAATACATCTTTAATCCCAGCAGTAAATACAACTAATGCTCCCCCATTAGAAGATGCTAAGACAGTAGTACGAGTAAGTGTATTACCAGAACTTGAATAAGTACCAATACCAACTTCCCAATTAGAGCCAAACTGATCTGAAATACAGTAATAAGTAGTATTGCCATTGCCAACAACTGAAAAAGGCTGAAACCCAATGCTAGAGCCTAATAAAGTAGCTGATCCTGTGCCTACAACAATAGTTGTTTCCTTAACACGATCTTTTAATGCAAGAGCCATTATAATTCCTTAAGTTATTTGAAACACGCCATTGACTGAATCAAGTACAATTTGCACTGTTTCAGAAGCAGAAATAAGTTGGCTTGAACCATAATCCCAAAAACCTATTGGAATATTCAGTGTTGAGTTATAAAGAATCGCATAGCGATAGGTAAATCCTGCTCCTGTTGCTGTCCAAATAGCTGGACTTGCAAGCACAAGTTTGAATATTCCAGCAGACTGAGATGATGATGTTGTAGCACAAGTATTTCCACCAGCAGTATATCCACCAGCAGTAGGCAAGTCTGTTGTGCCAGCTACAAAAGTAGTATCAGAAATGTTGATAGTATTTGCTAATGCTACCTTCCAAACATCTGTTCCTGCATTTGTGCCTTCTACCAGTGACTCAACTCCAGCAGTGTATTTTGTGTAAACCGATATAGCCATTATAATTCCTTACATCAATAATAAGTCAGCTTCTAATTGCCTTCTTTTAACTAAACCATTAAGAATAGTTCCATTACTCTTATTCCATTTCTTGATCTCTGTTGATGCAGAAACCCAGTTACCTTTATCAACCCTTAGTTTTAATGTTGATTTATTGTAATTCGTTATGCCTAAATTATAAACAAAATCCGCTATTGCAGCTTGTTTTTCCATATTAGCAGTTGCTAGTATTGGTGATGCCTTAATCGCTTCATTAAAAGCCTGTAATGCGGTTTTAATTATATCTTCATCAGCTTGTTGTTGTGTCCATACCATTCCTTCCTTGATACCTTTGGTTTGCCCATAACCAATAGTCCATATCCCTGCTGGACATTTATATGCTTTTAATTTGCAACCTTCACTATCTTTAATGAGTTTTATTAATATCTCTAATGCACTCATTAACCTTTACCAAATATATAAGCTATAACAGCAAAGATAGCACCGACAGCAAATACAACACCACCAAAAAAACCTTTATTGTTTGCAGAGTCTTTTTTAAGTTCATCTAATGCTAAAAATATTCTATCTGATCTTCTGCGTGAATCTTCCAGCTCTTTGTGCAGTTCTTGGGTAAGTCCTTCAATTTTTTGTTCTACTTTTGCCACTCTACAATTAAGGTCTGTCACGATTCCTTACCTTTTTTATGAAGTTAAAGTTATATTAATGACAGTACCAACTGCTACTTTTGTGTAAGCAGCTACACTTTGAGCTGTAACCAGACCAGTTGTTAATGTTACCGTTCCTAATTTTAAACTTGCTGACAATAAGGCATTAGTTGCTTGTGCAAGTGTCATGCCTATTAATAATGGAGTTACTATTAATGGTTTAGCTCCTGTTTTTAAAGATAACCGACCACCGTCTGGATTTTTCTTACCAACAAATACACTACTAGGTAACTCTAAGAACTTTTCCATTAGTGACTACCTTGAACTAGGCACATCTTCCCTTCTGTTGACTTTAAAAATCTGTTCATCTCTTGACCTGCAATCTGGCTGTCTGGACTGTTAAGATCGTATCCATCTCTTAATGCTTTCTCAAACATAATGAATGGTATAGATGCTACCATACGACCAAAAGATTCGCCACTTTGTTTACCTAAATCATGTAAAGCACCTTGATTCTTTCTTAACTCAGCATTACGCTCAAGGATAATCTTTTCAGTAGGTTGTGTTGTAACATGAGTAACTGTATTGCTTTGAGCATCGTAGTGCATGTCACTTTTAATTACACTATCCATTGCTTACACCTTTTGAACGTAATCTGATAATGCTTCTGCTTCAGCTAAAGATACTTCGCCTTCAGCGTTTGGTGCAATAACACCACTTTCAAAACTAATTGGATCAGTCCAGATGTTTTTAACTTTGACTGTTTTTGGTTTTACTTCTTTTACTGCTTCTTTTGTTGTAGCCATGTTTATTCCTCAGATAAAAGAAAGCCCACCTATTACAGTGGGCTATCAATATTAAGCAGTTACAGCAGATGCAATGGTAATATCACCAATGATTGCATGTGACTTCTCAGTGTTGCATATCAATGTCCAATCAACAGACATTTGACGGTTTTCTGCAAGACCAGTTTTAGCTAATTCTTCAGTTCTATAGCCTTTTAAGTAAGACATAGCCAAGTATGAAGGATCAAGTATAAACACGTCAGCAGATACGCCAGAAGAAGCATAAACACCAGTTGTAGAACCAGCAGTACCAGTGTAAGGAATTTGTAAACGGTTTGGAACTAATTTCAAAGTACCAAAGTCAGTTACAAATACGTTTACAGCACCCATAGCAGTTGCAGCAGAAGCAGATTTACCTTGATCTGACATCAATGTTGCTACACGAGCAGATGAAGTAAATAAATACTCACTGAATCTACGAATAACGCCAGGAACTGACATCATGATAGTTGGATCACCGCCTTGTGAATACACAGATTGAACTGCATCACGCACAAGAGTTTCAGTCAACGCTCTAGCAGTACCATAAGTACGTTTTAGAGTTACGCCTGAAGATTGGAAACCACCGATTGCGCCAGTTGCACCAGCTGAGAAGTTAGTAGTCAACCAAGATGGTAAGCCACCAGCCTTACCAGCATCAGAGCCAGTATCAGCAAAAGATGCTTGGTTAGTCAAAGCAATAGCTTCAACGTCACGACGCAACTCTTGTTGTCTACGCATCATTTGGTAGCTCAACTCTTTAGTACGACCAATAACATCAGAAGAATCTGCTCTGAAAGATGTACGAACAACTTTAGTAGAGATTTGGTGATGGTTACCAACTCTTAAGCCAGTAACAGTATTGTTACCTGAAGCATCTGAGCCGTCGATAACAGCATTGGTTAAGTTTGGTGCAGCAAGTGCATCAGTTGTCCACTCTTTGTATGGATTGCCTGAAGTTTCAGTGCCAATCGCATCAGTAAATGGTAATGGGATTTTAGAAATATCCCAAATTTGGTTCATTACATCTTCACGGATTAAACCGCCACGAACAACACCTTTAAGTGTTGCTGCATCTAAGTTAGCTGTACTCATTTCGATACCCTTTTAAAAATTAATTATATAATCCACCGAGCAGTTCTGCTACGGCATCAGTTTCAGCGTTACGTTTTTGATAACCATTAGAAGATTTTGCAATCTTTGTTAGCTTATCAAGTTTAGTAACTGCTTTGGTTGTCTTGCCTGTACTCTTTTGATACTTTGGTAAGTTCACATCAAGTTTAGTCTTAACATTCTTTATACTTGATCTATATTTCATGGCATCTTTTACCACTTCTAATAGTCTAGCATCTTGTATGCCACCGAATTCTTCTTGTGTAAAACCATAAGCATCTGCTACAAAATCAGTCATCTCTGCCAAAGCCTTTTTGAATACTTCAGGTTTTGCCCATGAAGGATTTTTCTCTAAGACCTTATCAGCCTGACTCTTAATATACTCTTGTTGAATAGCCTGTTGCTCTGCGGTCATTTGTTGACCAATGCCCTGCATTTCATTATTTACTGCACTTGAAATTTGTTCTATTTCACTATTGCGTAAATTGAAATCTTGAACCATCGCAGCGTATTCGCCAGGATTATCAACTCTAAGTCTATTCCAATCAACATCCTTATAACTCCCCATTAAAGTGTCTTTAAGATGCTGTGTCAGTTTATTAACTGTTTCTATCTTGCTTACATACTCATTAGCAACAGCGTTTTTAATATTGTCAAAATCTCGCCTATCATCAGCAAGTTGTTTTGACTTATTAGTATTGCTCTTATTGCTTTGGTATCCAGCAATTAAGTCTTTAACTCCAACTGTACTTACCTTTCCATCAACCTTTACATTGATTCCAGCTAAGTTACCTTCTTCATCAAGGACTACATTTTTTTCGTCAATGCCAAGTGTATTAGCCCAAGTGACATCTTCGTCAGAATCAGTTTCTTCAACGTCATCTGTTTCCTCATTATCTGCATCTTCCATCTCTTGGGTAGAATCGTCTGGTTGGGTATCATCCTCCTCTGATTCTTCAATTACTGGCTTCTTAACAGATTCTTTTTCTGGTTCACCTGATAACAGGTTAGCAATTTGATCCACCATGTTTACGCTTCCAGCTTCGCTTGATAGCTCTGCCGTTGAAGTAGTATCTTGGTCTGACATTTTTAATTTCCTTTTTGTAGTTGAGCTAGTCGCCCAGTTTCTATATCTGAAGTTATATCATTCTCAATAATTTGTAATGCCTTTTGTTGAGACTTTATCAATTTTAAACTTTCTATATCATCTGTAAACAAAAACTGCCTGTATAAGTCTGCATTTTTATTAATAATATAATCAGCTAAATAAGTTGAGTAAGCCCTACTTGCCTTATTTCCTAACTCTATTTCATCTTCAACCGTCATACATATTGTTCCTGTTCTGCTCATAATTAACATCTTGAGATGTATTTGATGATGCCTCCAACTCTGTTAATTTAAGTGCTGTTTGAGCATACAACTGTTCATACTTGAACTTTATATCCTCTAAATCTTTTTCAGCTATCTGCACTGCTTTAGCTTTGTCTAATTCAGCCTTTAATTGTTCTAACTGAATCTGGAATGATTGCTTCTCCATTTCACGTTGATGCTTACCTAACTCAACCTGACCTTTGATAGCAACATTCTGCATCTGCGCTTCTGCTGTAGTCGTTGCTGACTTAGCCAATTCTGCTTGCATACGCATTTGCTCAAGTTGTGCCTGTTGCGCTTCCTGCTGTTGTTGCTGTTGTGTTTGTTGCGCCAGTTGCGCTGCTTGTTGACCTTCTTGGCTTGATGGATCAACAAAATACTTGTTAGCTGAATCTAGCCCTGAGAACTTGCAGAAGTCATCTATAGTTGCGTATATTTTGGTAGGATTAGTTAATACTTGTCCTGGTATTGCCATGACCTTTTCTTGCAACATCTGAACCTGTTGTATGGCTGCAAGTTTAGCTCTAGTATCACCAGTTCCAGTTCCAACACGTACAGAACTCTTTGTGCGTTCTTCCCACTCGGCTGGATTAACCTTTACCCATTGACCACGAAACTTAAAGTCTTGTACCGTATCAACGTGCATGGTTACAAGATCACGAATTTTGTTGCATAAAGGTTTTATTCCAGTTTCGCAAATAACACGAATGATTAAGCCAACCAATTCTTCTTTTGCGTTCATCATACGCTCAACACCTTGTGAGCCAACTGCGTTACCAATGTTTTCAGGTGAAGCAGTACCATCGCCAGATACACCGGTACGTCCAGCCTTAACTTCATCAAGATATTGCATCATTGTGAAAGCAGCATCTCCTATAGCAGGTGTTTGCAATGGCATAATTGCATCTGTTCTTTTTACACGAATTAAACCACCAGGTCTTGATACCAAAAGATCATCAAGATTAACCTGACCTTCAAGTACAACATTGCGTTGATTGTTTTGCAGGTACATGTTATCCATAATGTTGCGGATAATTGCAGTCTTGTTATCTTGGATAGACTTTAATCGGTCAAATATAGATAGACCTTGAAACTTATGCGACATCAATATAGCTGTAGTTGATATCCAGGGAACGCTGTCTATCTCTTCTTTATTTAAGATAACAGTAGGAGTTTCAACGCCAGCGACTGTTATCTTCATTAACTCAGCTATACCATCACCATTAACATCCAGTTTCAAGTAGCACTCAGTAACCTCTACTAATCTGTTAGCATCATCTGAACTTAATACAGATGGAACTTGCGTTGGTTCATTCTGGTAATTAAATCTATATGCAGACCTAAGTAGATCAGAACTAACTAAGTTTTCAATATCTTCATCCTTGTAACCTTCTTCCCTTAGATCAGATATAGTTTTATTAACTATATGGCATGTAAATCTAGCATTAACTAAGCTAATGCTGTTGTGCTGTGTATTAACTCTAAATTCTTCTGGAGCTACAGGATCAATACAAATCTTCCCACACTTCTCCGTTACCTTAATTTTAGCACTATAAGTAACAGGTTCTTGTTCTAATGGATTTTCTGATTGACTTTCATCTTCAGTTAATTCTAATATCTCAGTATCTTCATCCATCAAGGCAACAGCTAACTGATCTTCTGTTAAGCCTGAGTAATTGTATGTTGTTATCTTTTCATCATCTTCATAATAAACTTTCAACATTCCATTGCGTTGCATAAGCGCATCTTTCACAAACTGATGGATTAAAGTAAACCCATCATTTTGCTTCATCAATACATCATATACATACTCTGATTCAATTTGAGCCTGCAATTCATCAGCCTCATTAACAGCATCAAAAACCACCACCTCATTATTCTGAGTAAATGATTTCATGATCTGAGGCATTATCCATTCAATAGCATCAGCAACATCTGTTGATACTAAACTGGAACGTCCTTCCTGCTCATTGCCTAACGGAAGCCCAAGATAATATCTTAGCGGTTCTTGCAGTGAAGGAGATGAAGTTGTGCTGATATTAGCATTAGCCATTTCATTCTGGATAATTGCCAATATTTCTGAATCAGTCATTTTAGCCATTATTAGCAGCCTTTTTTCTTACCAGGCATCATTGGAGATGGAGCTTTTTTTGATTTAGACTTAGCCATTTTTAATCCTCTGTTGTTAAATTATACCGCTTTGTATATATGAATAATCTAATGCTCCTGAACTCCAAGAGTCATTAGTCATATTCTGTTCTGCCATAGCAAGATACCTAAAGCAATCTGCACCATGAGAGCTGTCGTCATGTAAAGGCGCACCGAATGTGCCTGTACTTTGATTTTGAGTGCGTCTGTAACGTTTTATCTGGTTAAGTAATTCAGATGCTTTATTGTCAATCCAAACTCTACCAAACATCATCCTTGCCATCTTAATTCCTTCTTCTATATCTTCACGCCCTAGCACATTAACAGTACGACCTAACGCCATCAATATTTCTTCAGTAGACTTTCCAGACTTAAAATCTCTGCTTCTGCCATCATGAGGAATATAATCTGTGCCGTAATTGTAACCCTTTGATCTTAATTCATCAATATAACTATCTAAAGTACGATGTGAATCTTCAATATAGTCGATAATCCTAACTTCACCAGATCCTGAACGTTGCACCATCATGATTGACATTGAATCGTTCCATCCTAAGTCCCAAACTGTATGAACCTTTAACAGTGGATCGTATGGAGCATTACCAAGTCTGCGTTCCAGATGAAGTTTAGTTATCTCATTAACATAGATAGCACCTTCAACCGCAGGTCTACATTCTCCGTCCCAAACTGTCTTGTATCCTTCAGGATCACGCTTTAACCAGTTTAACCGTTCCTTTTCAAGCTCATCAGGAAACCAAGGATTATCTGAATAGTTGCATTTTATAACAACAGCTTCTTCATTATCTGTCAATACAAATCTTTTATACGTTTCATCAGTATCTAACTCTGGATTGAAAGTTATCCATATCTCGCTACCAGGCTTTCTAATCGTTGGTATAAGAACGTCCCATGACTTTTTAGTACAAACCTGCGCTTCCTCAACCCAGCATATGTCAACGCCTTCAAAAGACTTTAAGTTTGTAATGCCCTGTTGACGAATACCGGCAAAGCTAAATTCAGAACCATTGATTCCAACTATCTTTGTTTCAAGTACAGTAAACATGTGCTGTAAACCAAGCATGTCAATCTGATCTTTCAACAATTTATGCACTGATTCCTGTATAGACTTTTGCGTTTCACGAGCGCATAGAACCCTTATTGGTTCATTAACTGCCTTAATAATTAATGCTCTTGCACAACTCCAAGACTTAGACGAGCCACGTCCTCCGTAAATAACCTTGTATCTTTTTGGCTTAAATATTTCCTTTAAAATAGGAGGAAACTTAGCCTTAATCGTCGCCAAAAGAAACCTCTATTCTGTGGACTATTGCTCCACCGTCTGCACCAGTTACAGTGTTATCACTTCTTGCAAGTTTTGGAACATGATATTCAATAACACTTTGGAATAACTGAAACGCACGTTCTGGATTTGTTTCAGCCACTTGGTCAAGCCATCCAGTTAATCTATGTGCATTGCCGTCAACAAAGTCTGCTATTGCTTGTCTTGCTTGTACAGTTGCAACATTTTGCACACCTTTTTGACGACCACCTGTTTTTTCTCCACCTGCTCTTCCTGCTGTTGCCATATCTAATTTTGTCTGTTTCAGACAACTCCTTATCTTAAAATTAGTTATTAAAAATACTGACTATTCCAATTAATAAACGCCACCTTTGGTGACTCACCATAAGCAACTCTGTCTGCACTATAGCACTTCCAGTAATTGCCAACCCATTTAATCTTTGGTTTTATAGCTGTCTTCATCTGCCTTAAACCTTCTTATCTTCTTTCTATTCTTGTTGCTTGTCTTTAATGCCATTTTAGCAATTACCTTTGATGTTGAATCTTCATATCATATAACGGTCTATCTAATCCACAATCTATGCAAGTTTTTTTTCTCCAGCTTACATAAATAGCCCAATTTGTATGCTTACATATAGCAACCTGTTTTGGTGCGCTAAAAAGATTTATTGGTGGGAATCTCATACCAACTCATTTTCCTGAATCATATCCTGCCAACGCTCAAGAGCATCAATAGCCTCCTGCACATCTTGTTCCATATCTTTTGCTCCTCTACCACCAGCGCATAACAGTTTCTTAATCGCATGTTGCAAACAAGGATCGGTAACTTCATATAAATCTAAAACTCGATACACATCTACAGCATTTAAATGAACGGTATTTTTAAAATAGTGATTGTATGTATTTTTCATATTTTTTTGTTTTCTACCCAAAATAGATGGCTCTCTCTTTTAGCTTTTAAATAAGCTTCATAAGCCTCTTTTACAGTATTGAAAAGTCCTAAGTGTATTCGTTTTTTATTTACCATTATTTGCGATTGCCATTTTTGACGTGCCTTATACCAATGAACACCCCTTAACCCTGATGTGTTATCAATTCTTGGACTTGAAACATTCTGCATATTTTCTTGATCTGTCGCTAATCTTAAATTAACTATACGGTTGTCATCTTTAATCTCATTGATATGATCTAAATCATTTTCAGGTAATTCTCCGTATACATATAACCATGCAAGACGGTGTGATAGATATAATTTCTTATTAGTTCTAATCTGAATATATCCATCTTTGCGTTTAGTTCCTGAAACCGAATTAGCTTTAACGCATCCTTTACTTACCAGCCAAGTAAAAACACCAGTTTCAGGATCATAAGATAAAAGTTCTTTAAGTCTTTGTTGTGTAAGTTCTGTCATTTGAAAATTCCTTAAGCATAGAATTATTAAGCGAAAAGTTATGTGGCAACCTTGCTTAAGGGTGTTCATCTTCGATTGACTAGCCACAGTTTTATTATAACATTTTTATAAACGCATAACAGTAACAAATGCTTTAATTCTAACCATTGTTTTAACTAACTCAAGAAATTCATTTAATTCTTTTTCTACATGCATCCTGTTAATCTTATCCGACATATAATAGAAATATTCTGTGTCATCCATCATTTCTTCTCATTATTAAATATAATCCGTATAAAACCGCAATCATTTATTAAACACCATTCTAACAATGCCCACCAACAATATAAAAAAATATACCACCAACACAAACGGTAATAAATACCACGACATTGCGTAATCTTTCTTCATAACTCCAGTCCTTCACGTTCTTGTTGAAATTTACCATCATGTAACACCACCTCGTCATTAATCTTAATTGCTTTTGCTTGTACTGTAAAAACTTCTTCAACTGATTTTATAAACTCTAATATTTCATCCATACAAAACCACATACAAGGATTTCATACATTCATACACCCCTAAAGGGGTGTGTATGTGTATGTATGATTTTATATCCCGAAATCATAAAAGTCATACATTGTCAAATGTATGATGTATGTATGATTATTTTATCCACCATCTGTCGCCATTATTAGCTATAAATCCTTGATTTAAAAGTTCTTTTTTATAACCTCTAAATCTATCATTATTTTTTGTGGTATGACAATCATCTATAAATGGAGCCCATTCTTTCCAAGAAACCGTCATTTCGTCCTCTCCAGTGTCTGACAACACAAAACCGAATTTTCCATGCGTTTTTAAGCAAATTTCAAGTGAATCTAAAACCTTTTGATACTTAGAATCAAGTTCATTTAATTTCTTAGATTCACCTTTATACTCTAAATAAACACTGGTGATTTGTTTATCATCATCAGCATCATAAAAAACCTCTCCTTCTAATTCTACTTCCTTGATGATAAAACTCATATCAGTATTAAATCCAAAGTCTTTTGACTTGGTGCATGAAAAAGTAATGCCATCTCCATTCTTGGTGACACAAAACTCTGCGTCCATTGCAGCTTTAATAGATGACGAACCTCTTGATCTTCCTTTATCACCATGTCCAGAATGGTGTACTGTTACAATCGCAGCATCTAAACGTCTGGCAAGTAATTCAATAGACTTAAAATACATTGCCATGTCTTCACTAGAGTTTTCATCACCAACCATGTTCCTGTGCAACGTATCAATCATAATAATATCAGGTTTAAAGTCTAGCTCTGCTACTATTTTTAAAATATCATCAGCTTCCTTACTATCTAATAGATTGATAGAACGTCTGCTTAATCTAATATTCTTTGGTGCTTCACCATACTTTTGAGATAGTGCTTTAAAGCGCATTGAAGCCCCTCTTAAGCCTTCACCCATAATGATTAAGGTTTTAAGCTCTTCCTTTATCTTGTGACCATGCCAATCCCTACCGGTAGCAGCACAAAACGCCCAATCCATTGCAAATAAAGACTTACCTGCACCTGACTCCCCGAACAAAAGATTCATTGAGCCACGCTCAAGTATGCCCTTAATTAACCAATTAGGTTTTTTGATACCTGCCATCATATCTTCAATGGTGATAAATAAACCTTCCTGCTTTACTTTACCAAAGACAATGTCACGAACTGCATCAATACCTTTTTCTGACATCATGTCATTGAAGTCACCATCAATGGTTGGTAATACAATATCAACTCCACATTCTTTTGCCTTGTTAATACCAACTCCACTGGTGTCATTGTCGGCACAAATAACTATTTTCTTGCCAATGTATTGGCTGGCTAACATTTGCGTTACTGGCTTAAGATTTCCAGCGTTAAATGCTATACATACAGCAAGTTTTGTTGCCTGGTGTAAGCTATCAGCAGTTGCAAATCCTTCTGCTATTAATAAAGTTTCAGACTCTACAGGATCGCCAATCCAACAATGACCTCCTGCCATCTTACCGCCAGAGTGAAACCGTTTTGCTCCATCGCTAAAAATTGACTGTACAGACTGAATTTCTCCATCTGAACCATATACAGGAATAATTAGTTTACCGCCAAACATACGAGCCATATTTGGACGTATGCCCTTGTTGGTAAGATAGTCATGACTTACTACTGGAACGGCATTATCAAATAATATCTGAGCCTCTTTTGCAGCTACAGCGTAAGCAGCGTCACGTTCAGCTATTGCTTTACGTTTAGCTTCCTCAAACTGCTGACGCATAGCTTCCTGCTCATGTATGTCTGGAACATAATCACGTTTTTCAAACCATTGGTGTTGCTCTCCACTACGCCAACAACCAAATACTGCACCTTTGCCATCATCGAATACATGAACCCAGCCTGACCTATCGTTACGCTTACCGTTAGTAGAAAATCTTGTTACCTTGCCAACAGCTATATTAGAAGGAGGTTCATAACCAACTGCTCTAATTGCGTCACATAACTCAGGAAGCATTGTAATAATCACTTAAGGTTTTAATTAAATCATATGGAATTATCTGCAATTTATTGTTTGCAAATCTCCAAAGTAGATTGTAATCAACTTTTGCATCTCTTGATATATAAGCCAAATTCAAAGTTGGATGTTGTAGTTTAATTTTAATTTCATCTGGTGTAAGCATTGTTTTTTCCTATTGTTAAAATAAATATTTTTTGAGTATTGCAATTTTAATTTATATCGGTAAAATGTGCAACGGAATTAGAGAAAAAGATTTTTAACCGTAAGGAGAAATACCATGAGCATATTAAGCTCTATTGCTAAACCAGATGATCGTTCGATCATTTGCACTATAACTGGCGATGCAGGACTTGGAAAAACAAGTTTAGCTGCCACCTTCCCAAAACCTATATTTATCAGAGCTGAAGATGGTTTACAAGCCATACCGGTATCTACAAGACCTGATGCTTTTCCACTTCTAAGCAATGTTGATATGCTGTGGGAACAACTAACTGCATTAATCAAGGAAGATCATGATTATAAAACATTGGTTATTGATAGCGTCACTCAGCTTGATAATTTGTTCACAAATCACATTGTTGATACTGATCCTAAAAAACCTCGCACAATAGCCCAAGCATTGGGTGGTTATGGCGCTGGCTTCCAAGCATTGTCAAGTTTGCATGGCAGGGTTCGCAAAGCTGCTGGCATACTTAATGAAGCTAAGGGCATGAACATTGTGTTTATTGCTCATTCAGAAACAGAAACTATTGAGTTGCCAGACCAAGACCCGTACACACGTTATAACATTCGTATGCAGAAGAAGTCTGTAAGTCATTTCATTGATAATGTCGATATGGTGGCTTATTTAAAACTTGAAACTCATACCTTTGGTGATGGAGAACGTAAGAAAGCCATAAGCGATGGCACTAGAATATTAGTTTCCTATGCAACTGCTGCAAATATATCTAAAAATCGTTTTGGAATAAACGAGGACATAGTAGTTGTAAACGGCATAAACCCACTTTTAAATTTAATCCCAAGCATCGGAGCATAAAAAATGGCAAACTTTTGGACAACTTCTGATAACCAAGAAATTACAACAACTGGTGAATTCACTTCTGGTGGCATGATTGAAAACATACCTGACAATACAACTTGCCTTGCAATGATTGACGAAGCAGGATTGGCTGAGT